ATGGTGTCATCGGAGCAAGGTAGTTTCAGCTCTGGTGGGTTTATGCTCGTTAGGGGAAATAAAACAGGCGATTGGCAGGAATCGGAAGCTGATAAAGCAAGTAATCTTGATTCAAAAGCCGATGGTGCTTTTACTGTTGAGCAGTTAAACGCTATTGCGGAAGAACAGCGTTTGATGAAAGCTAATCTTGAAGCTGCTGCAAGTTTGCAAGAAGTACAAGATAAAGCAAAAGAGTTACTTGATCAAATTAAAAAAATAGAAGATGGTCAAAAAGTATCAGAGCAAACTATGATTTCAAACGCTAATAGAGTTGTTCAGATACTGGCTAAGCTCGAAAATGTACAACTTGTTACAGAAGCCATTACGCAGTATATGTCATACTCAAATGATGGTTTAGTTATCAAAATGAAAGATGGTACATCGTCGGTGAGAGTAACAACTGATCGCATAGCTTTTTATTCAGGTGGCACTGAGACTGCGTTTATTAGTCAAGGTTATCTACAAATCGAGTCTGGTGTTTTCACTTTGCGGCTTCGTATTGGAAGCTTTTTGTTTGAAGAAAGTTCGAAGGGGCGTTTACAAATCAAGAAAATTAGAGGGATTGGAGGATAGATGACAACTTTTTATAGTAACTCTGACAGGAGTTATCGCTTAACTTATATTGTTGACGAGGTTTCAACGTCGGTTGCAGACAATAGTAGTCAAGTAAGATTTAGGCTCTATTTGACTTCTGGTACTAACAGTTATGCTCAGTATAACTTCGGTGGATATGCTTGGGTGGGTGCTAAATATGACTTTAACGCACCTTCCTCTATCGGTTTTAACGGCAATCAATTATTGATTGACAAAACAATCAGAGTTCCGCATGATACAGATGGAAACAAAACGGTCGTTGTTGCCGCTAAGTTATTAGGTCCAGGCGGATACGCACCCGGAACGTTGACGATACCAGATCAAAAATTCACGCTTACGAAAATACCTCGCACCAGCGCAGTATCGGTTAGCAGTGGCTATTTTGGAGATACGCTAAATGTTAATATCAATCAAAGTTCAAGTGATTTTACACACGATGTCAGATACAATGTGAATGGTATAACAGGGGTTGTTGCTAGTGACATAAAAGGTTCAACAACTTTTAAAACAAGTTTAGATTGGGCTAATACGATTCCGAACGCTACTAGCACACCAGCGACAATTTACGTTGACACTAAGTCAAATGGATCGGTCATTGGGACGTCGACCGCTATTTTTTATCTGACTTTACCGGACAGTGTAAAACCTAAAATTTCTAGTCTTGTTTTATCGGATACAAATCAAAAAGCATCTGCATTAGTAGGTTCTAATAATTTTGTGCAAATTGTGTCTAATCCAACTGTTGTATTTAATGGTGCGAATGGGATTTACGGCTCTACAATCCAAAATTTCTACGCTGAAATTGTTGGTAAAAACCAATCTACTCAGTCAGACGGTGGCTTGCTAGGCATTTTAAAGTTTGAAGGTAAAGCTACCGTTAAAGCAACAGTTACAGATAGCAGAGGGCGTGTATCTGACCCTGTAACAACCGAAATAAATGTTTTACCGTATAGCGGCATAGCACTAGATTTTAGCGCCCAGCGCGGCGGTGCTGATGGCACACAAATCGTTGTAACTGTTAATGCATCAGTTAGTCCATTAACTGTTAATAAGCTGCAAAAAAATAAAATGACGCTAAGTTTCAAGACGGCGCCAACTGGCACTAAAACGTTCAAAATTGATACTTCTGAAGCAAGTAAGACCTATACAGATAAATACCAACTCATCAATCAGAATTTTGTACTTAGTGGTGAATTCCCGTCTGATCAATCATTTGATATTTATGGGACTATCTCAGACAGTTTTGGGACTAATGATACTAAACGAGTACCTCTTCTTGCAAAATTTGTAGCAGTAGAAATAGAAGATAGTGGTAATCCCGAGACAACAGGAGTAGCAATTGGTAAAGAGTGGGAGCGTGGGTCAATTGATGCAGCAGGAGATATATACGCCCGTGGCAAGCCAATCCAACAAAAACAACTTGCTCTTAACAATGGTGGTTCTTTTAGACATGACGACACTGACCTAAATAGCTTGCAAGACACAGGTTTTTATTGTGTATTTAGAGGTGCTAATAGACCAAGTGGTGCTGGACCGGGCTATTTAACAGTTGTAAGACACGAGACAGCCAATTACGCTTATCAACAATTTTATGACCGCACGAACAAAACCATTTTTACAAGAGTTTTGGAAAATGGGTCATGGAGCGGTTGGAGTGAGTACGCTAAAAAGGATAGTCTACCACAAGCTACACCGGCAATAGAAGATACTGGTTGGCAATCTATCGGAAACGGTTTTAATTACAGAAAAATCGGGAGTATGGTCACTATTAAATATGACTTTGCAACAAATGGAATAAATAGTTTTACTGTGGGCTCCATGCCAACGAATTTAATTCCAAACGAAATGATGTTTGCGGTTACTGCGTGGACTGTGCAATTAAATGTATTAAATGTACAAGTTAGTGCAGATGGTCGTATTTTATGGTTCAACCCATCAAAATGGGCGGTTAATGTTAAAGGACAAATTAATTGGATAATTTAAAAGGAGGAATTATGCTTGAATTTTTGAATAGATACCCAGTTTTACTGGAAGATAAAAGTGTAAAAGAGACTAAAGCGATTTTAGCATTTACGTCTAGCACGATTAAAGCAAATTTTGAAGTGACGCTACCAGCAGAAGAAAATGATAAAAAATTTGTTGAAACTTTAAAAACGTGTGAAAAGCTTATCTTTGAGCAACTTTACAAAGACAAAGCAGAAGCAGAACAATTTGAAAAAATTAATGACGCAATTGCTAAGTCAAAGGCGCAATCAGATAAAGCGGAAAATATGATTAAACTGATGGCAGCAACTGTTAACGATTTGATTAAGACAATGGCTGACGGAGGGAAATTGAATGATACAACGCTTAACAACGCTAGCGAAAATAGCAGTACACATATTTAAAAACAAAAAAGGAGAAAAAACAATGATGATTAATTACTTTGCAATGCAGATTGAACTAGGGTGGATTACTATTGATGACGTTCCAGCATTTTGTCGAGAGCGAGTACGTAAACTAATTGAAGTTTCTACGGTTGGTACAGAAGGAAAATGAGGCAATGAATGAACATTGACATACTACAAATTGGCGCAGCAAGCGGGGCGATTTTATCGGTAGTTGGATTGTGGGCGTTTGTTGTTAATCCGTTTAAAACAGCGATGCAAAAAAACGAAGATACAATGAGCGCCCTTAAAGACACAATAAAAGAACTGGCTTACGAACTAAAAGACTCACAGCGTGACAGGGAAAAGATACATAAAATCTTGGATATCCACGAGCAACGACTCGGAAAAACAGAAGACGACATCATTGTCAACAAGGAACAAATAAAAACATTATTTAATAGGAGAAATAAATATGATTAATTTAAAATTACGACTACAAAACAAAGTAACTTTGATGGCTATTTTAGGAGCTATATTTTTGCTAGCGCAGCAATTAGGTATTAAATTACCGTCAAATATTGCGGATATTGCAAACACAGCAGTAACGCTTTTGGTATTACTTGGAGTTGTTACAGACCCAACAACCGAAGGTCTTTCAGACAGTGAGCAAGCATTGACTTACCACGAGCCAAAAAAATAGGAGGGGACATGCGTGCAATCACTAAAATAGCAATGGTACTAGCAATAGCAATACTGTACATACCGCTTGCAGTGGTTGCTTTTTTTAGTTATCCGATTTATTTACTTTTTGGAAAGGAGGAGTAAATGGCAACTTATCAAGAATATAAAAGCAGGTCAAATGGTAACGCTTATGATATTGATGGGTCTTTCGGTGCACAATGTTGGGATGGCTACGCAGATTACTGTAAGTATCTAGGACTGCCATACGCAAACTGTACAAATACAGGATACGCAAGGGATATATGGGAGCAACGTCACGAAAATGGTATCTTAAACTATTTTGATGAAGTGGAAGTTATGCAAGCTGGTGATGTTGCTATTTTTATGGTTGTTGACGGTGTAACGCCTTACAGTCATGTAGCAATTTTTGACAGCGATGCAGGAGGCGGATATGGCTGGTTTTTGGGGCAAAATCAAGGGGGTGCTAACGGTGCATACAATCTTGTAAAAATCCCATATTCAGCAACTTATCCAACAGCCTTTAGACCAAAAAGCTTTAAAAACGCTGTTACTGTAACTGATAATACCGGTTTAAATAAAGGTGATTACTTTATCGATGTATCGGCTTATCAACAAGCAGATTTAACAACGACTTGTCAGCAGGCGGGCACTACAAAAACGATTATCAAGGTATCCGAGTCAATTGCTTGGCTGTCTGACAGACATCAACAACAAGCAAACACAAGCGACCCAATTGGCTATTACCACTTTGGACGTTTTGGCGGTGATAGTGCTTTAGCGCAACGGGAAGCAGACTTATTTTTGTCTAACTTACCAAGCAAAAAAGTATCATACTTAGTCATTGACTATGAAGATTCCGCAAGCGCAGACAAGCAAGCTAACACAAATGCAGTTATTGCATTTATGGATAAAATCGCTAGCGCTGGATATAAGCCTATTTATTACAGCTATAAACCATTTACGCTTAATAATATTGATTATCAGAAAATTATCGCTAAGTACCCTAATAGCATTTGGATAGCTGGTTATCCAGACTACGAAGTACGAACAGAGCCGCTGTGGGAGTTCTTCCCTTCAATGGATGGTGTTCGCTGGTGGCAGTTTACAAGTGTAGGAGTAGCAGGTGGTTTAGATAAAAATATTGTGTTGTTAGCAGATGATAGTAGCAAAATGGATATACCTAAGGTTGATAAGCCACAAGAACTTACTTTTTATCAAAAACTAGCTACTAACACTAAATTAGACAACTCAAATGTACCTTATTACGAAGCAACTCTTAGCACAGACTATTATGTAGAGTCTAAGCCAAACGCAAGTAGCGCTGATAAAGAATTTATCAAGGCAGGAACTCGTGTAAGAGTTTATGAAAAAGTGAATGGATGGTCACGCATTAACCATCCAGAGTCGGCGCAATGGGTAGAAGATAGCTACTTAGTTAACGCAACAGATATGTAAAAATAAACGAAAGGAAAAGCTCCTTTAGATAAGACAAATGCCCTCGCTTTGCGGGGGCTTTTTATTATTTTGAACAGATTTTTCAGGAGGTATTTAGGTGCCTTTTACTGGGTGAAAAATATATTTTATTAAAAAGTTTAATTATATAAATGGAAAATCATTGACAATAAGCTATATAAAAATATATAATGTATATATAAATATCAATGGCCTCCCTCGCATACGCGCAGACATGTTCTGATGGGGGGTTTTTTTTTGTGTCTAGAGTTTGCTTTCAATTAATTGTTTTAATTCTAATAAGTCTTCTTTTGTAGCATTTTTGTTAATAAAACTACGAGCAGTAGATCGTTTTGATAGATAGGTTCTATGTTCTCTATTGTTTTCTGCCCACTTTTTATTTGCTTTTTCTTGAGGTGTTAATTCTTTATCCATTTCAATCATCCTTATTAATAAAGTAAAATACAACTAAACAAATCGCGAAAATAATCAAATATTTCATATTTGTCTTAGATATGATATACTATCAGTAGTGGCAAGGGGCTTGAGCCCCAAACTACTACTAGAACCTTATTTGAATCTCCGTGGCCGGTTTTTCTTTTTAGGTTCTTTTTTTATTGCTGTGATTATGCTTGCTATACCAACCAACAGAGTTCCGATTGAAGTAAGCAAATCAGCAATTTCTGATATCCTCATATCTTCCTCCTTTCTATATATTAATTATAATACATGTACTATATAAAGTCAATACTTTTTTTTAAAATATTTATCTTTTTGTCTATCAGAACAGAAAAATTTAAAATTGTCTATTTTTAGGATTTTTTATCGAATAGATAGATAGGAGGATAAAATATGTTATATATAGATGAGTTTAAAGAAGCGATTGATAAAGGCTATATTTCAGGGAACACAGTAGCGATAGTGCGTAAAAACGGAAAGATATTTGATTATGTGTTACCACACGAAAAAGTGAGAGATGATGAAGTTGTGGCAGTAGAGAGTGTGTAAGAGGTGTTGAGGGAATTGAAGTAAAAGGGACAAAAAAGGGACAAAAATATTTTAATTAAGTCATTTTGTTTCAATGTTATTTAAAAAGACAACCAAAAAAAGCCTTGAAATAAAGGCTTTTAAAGTTATTAAAAATTATTTAACTTATGACGCATCATATTTTGCATATTCATCATAAGACTATATTCTCCTAAATTTTGATACCTTACTATTATAGCATAGGATGAGAGAAAAAAGTGATAAACTAAAGTAAGTAGAAGGATTAGATTTATTGAATTTTATTAACCTTAGTTGTTAAATGCTTGTTTTATTAAGTGTTTATACTAAAGATAATGGTATGGGATATCAAGAAGAATTATGTATGCATAAAAGGTTAAAATGGTTAGTGGCAGCTATGTGTTTATGA